ATGTTCAATATCATGATTCGTAAATTCGGTGAAATGACTTTCGAGAAAGCTGGTGTTGCGCGTACCGAAGAAGAAGCAATGGCCTTAGTTCTGGTAGCACTGAGATCATCACCTGAGATTATCGACGCTGAATATGTAGCCGCAGAAGGTGAGATTAAAGAGATTAAAGCAGTGGCTAAGGAATTAGGTGTTAAAGGTTTCCGTAAGCTGAAACTATCCCGCGAGACTTATGTCATTGGACAGCAAGGACAATACCTAGATGAGAATAGCGCGATTGTCCTACTGAATAAGATCACCCGCTATGGTTTCCAGATTGAGCAATATAAAACGTGTTTCGAATTATACGAAAAAGGTTTGCTGGATACTCTGACCATCGTTCGCGCTTAATTAATTTCTAATTTGGTGGGTGCAATTCCCACCGCTTTTTAAACTGGAGAATCAAACATGTTAGCTTTTATCTCATTCGTGGGAGGTAGTCTCACAACCATGATTAGTCTTTCTTATATTGTCGTTAGTATGGGGTGAGCAATGAAACAATTTCATGATGGCATTTCATCCAAGACATTCAAGAAAGAATATAGCGGATTGTGTATTAACTGGATTGATTTGATTGGTGCGGTTGTGTTTGGTTTGGTAATCAGCATCAACTTTTAACGATATAAATATATCGTAATTCAAATAACAAGAGGAAATTCTACTATGAAAAAGATTATCGCGGGTGTTGTTCTTGCTCTGGGTTTGGTTGGTGCTGCAAATGCCGAACAATATGTACAGGGTGATAGTGTCAAGCGTGCTGCCGTTGCACCTTCTTTAAATCAACTGTGTACTGAATTAGCACAGGTTGCCGGAGTTGGTGACGATGACGACTTTATTACTGCGTGTGTATGGAGTCATATCGAGGATATTAATAAACGTGATGCAAAACTAACTGGAAAGAAATATTAATGACTTACTAACCAATGCCCCTATCGTTATAATACGCGGTAGGGGCGTTTTTGTTTGGAAATGGTATGAAAACTAAACTGTATTCGTATATTCGCTTCTCGTCTATGCGTCAGAATGATGGTTCGAGTTATGAACGACAAATCAGGATGGCGAGAGAGGTTGCGGCAAAGTATGACCTTGAACTGGTAAATGATTATCAGGATCTGGGTGTATCTGCGTTTAAGGGTGCTAACTCTAAAACAGGGGCGCTATCTCGTTTCCTTGATGCAATTGGTAGATCCGTTCCTGTTGGTAGCTGGCTATTCATCGAGAACTTGGACCGTTTATCCCGTGCCGATATTGTCAGTGCGCAGGAGTTATTCCTTTCAATAATCCGTAGGGGGATAACCATTGTTACTGGCATGGATAACAAGATCTACTCGCTGGATACTGTTACCGCTAACCCGATGGACCTGATGTTCTCCATCCTTTTATTCATCCGTGGTAATGAGGAAAGCCAGACTAAGCGCAATCGTACTAACTCAAGCGCATTGATTAAGATTAAAGCTCATCAAGAAAATCCACAAAATCCGGCAGTGGCTATCGAGGAAGTTGGAAAGAATATGTGGTGGACTGATACCACTTCCGGTTATGTGTGTCCCGATCCGGTCTTCTTCCCTATTGTTCAGGAGGTTGTGGAATTACGCAGGAATGGACGGTCTACCGCCGAGATACTGGATCACCTTAACGCGACATATACACCACCACCAGCCGCAAGTCACAAGAGGCATTCAAACTGGTCACGAGCAATGATTGAAAGGTTGTTCCATACCCGCGCTTTGATTGGTATCAAGGAAATCTCTGTAGATGGCGTTAAGTATGAGTTAAAGGATTATTACCCTCGTGTGCTAGATGACGCTGAGTTTTATCACCTTAAGAAAAGCATTGGTGTTAGAGCATGTAACTATGGAGACAAAGAAGAAGCTAAACCGATCCCCCTGCTTAGTGGTGTTAATCTGCTGAAATGTGAACATTGCGGTTCCGCTATGGTTAAGGTGAAAGGAACTAACAAACGGCCTAACCAATATCGTTATTCATGCGATGCAATGCGCTCTAGTCGTATTGCATGTGTGCATACAAACTGGAGTTTTCGAGGTGATCAATTAGAGAAAGCTGTATTGCAATTGCTGGCTGATAAAATCTGGATTGCTGAGGATAAGGCTAATCCTGTTCCGGCTTTGAAAGTACAGATTGATGAGATATCACGCAAGATTGATAACCTGATTACCCTTTCTGCTATGACTGGAGCAACGAAGGAGTTAGCCGACCAGATTACTACCCTCAATAGCGAGCGTGAAACACTCTATAATCAGATTAAGATGGCAGAAGAGGAAATGTATTCTGTGGACTCTCAAGGCTGGGAGAAGCTCGCAGAATTTGATTTAGAAGATGTTTATAACGAGGATCGCATTAAGGTCCGGTTTAAGATTAAGCAAGCTCTAAAACGGATCGGGTGTAGCAGGATTGACAAATACAAAAACTTGTTTGTATTGGAATACATTGATGGCAAGACCCAGAGAGTTGTAATAGAAAATTCAAGAGGACCGAGGAAAGGACAAATCTTTGTCGATTTGAAAACTATCAATGATAGGCAGATTCTGGAGAGTAACGGGCTTGTTCTGCATCCATGTTTAGACATGCTGACAGATAAAGACTGGAAGCCAGAAGAGGAAATACCAGGTCCATTACAGGAATTTGGAATTTAAGCGGCCTAAATCGACGTATAACGAGCTAAAACAGTTAAGGGGTACATTCGTACCCCTTTTTAATTTAATTGCGTTAGAGTGTCTCTAATGGGCTTAAATCGAGTTCTAAGTCTTCCGGTATTAAATCAGCTAACGGTGCATTCATCCACTGCGATAAATCTCGTTCTATGTCTTCATCACTAATGTAGTTGTTCAGATTGATTGCGTTGGTATCATCAAAATACATTGGCTTAGATGGGTTGGTGTGGATGTATTCATTGATGAATGATTTAACATCTTTCAGCTTGCTAATCGGTAGCGTTTCTGTGAATCCGCTATTCATTACCTTACGTGGGATTTTCTTGCCCTGAATATTCTTTTTAATCCCCATTTCTAAATCACCAGCTTTCCATCCAATGTTAAACAAATGTGAGCATTCAAAGGTGATTTTCTCGCTGGTGTGCTTCTGGTGTTCTCTTACCCGTTGCATCGGATCTTTGCGAGTGGTAATTCCATATTTGAAAAACTTCTCGCCAACACGAATTAGATAAAAGTGCATAGGGCGCTGTGCAAACTTGTTTCTGATAACCTGTTTTCTACCATTCTGAATTGATTTAAGTACCCCCCTAACCAAAGGGCATGTTAACCCGCCTTGTCTGCGGTTATTGTGTAAATCACCTTTCTTGTGAATCTTTCCGTGGCACTTACAACGAAGAATTAGTTTAGTGTCAACACCCTGATAAGGTTCAGCCAGACCTAACACATCCCACCCTATCGGCTTGTAGAACTTGCGAGCGTTTTCTAAGTGTTCTTCTTCGGTAAATCTAAACTTCTTCTTAGGCGGTGATACTCTATCTTTGCCAGTAAACTGACCAGTTAGAACATGACTAATACATGGCGTTTTAACCTTTCCGTTAACTTCTATGCAAACTTTGGTGTTCTGGAATGGTTTCTTTACAGGAAGCACAAAACCACTGTATAACCATCCATGCACTTGACAAACTTTAATGATTCTGGTTTCATATTCGACCGGAGGGGTCGCACGTTTGCTTTTTGCGGTAAATTCGATATCCTTTGCTAAAGTAGTATTCATAGTAGTGAATCCTCAATAAAATAATATTCACTACTATTTATAAGAATTAATTATTGTAGTTTTGGAAACCAGTAAGATCGCAAAATGTTTCTGTGTCATGTACCGGAGAACGATGTTCTGCCTCGTCAGAGAAAATGTTGGCTACCGGAGATTCTGCGTTAACTTCCGGTACTTCTTCAACTACTGGCTGAACTTCTTCAATGACTGGTTCCACTACCGGAGTTTCTTCTACTGGTTCCGGTTCTTTCATTGCTTCAACCAGTGACGGATCTGCCTCATCAAATACCACTTTATCTTCTGCGGTATATTTGTCTATAATGAAAAAATGGTCAGAAATATAGCTAACGTCGCCAGCATATTCTAACAAAAAAGCGCCCACCAGAGGCGCTTTTGTTTTATCCATTCCACCGTGATTTTTTTGATCTGGAATCAATATGCGTAAAGGTTTTATATTTTCCTAAGCCGTATTGAGTAGGATATTTCCCATCAAGATAAGCATGAACAATATCAGGCGAGACACCCTTGATAACAATGTCAGCCGCGCGGCCTCGAACATGATAGCTATTGGTTGCGCCGCCTACATTCTTGTTATGAGTCGGGCAACGGTTCCCACTGTTAATAATCACTGGTTTACCGAAGTGCTCTCGTACATCCTCAAGAATCACCAGTAATTCAGCGTCGATTGTATCATAATCACATTTTCCGCATTTACATTTAAATTCCTTGCGAGAAAAATGCTTACTTAACATATTACCCCCTTAGATCATTTCGAAGATATAACCAATAAAGCGCATACCCTTGATATAATAAGGAGCAGTGCCTACACACACCGCGCGTGCATCACCCAGACAGTTAAAGCTATAAGGATTAACTACATCGACTTCTTGCCCTACACGAAAACGATATTTAGGACGTTTAGCCAATGTAGCGACACAAAACACGGTCCCCTTTTCATGGTCACGGATACATTCTTTATATTGTTTATGTTTAACTCTCTTCGCCTCAAAATCATAGGTCATTGATTCTGGGCTAATGCCATTAATAAAAATACCGGAAAGCTGATCAACCGGATAAGTAGGAAATTCAGTGAAAATATTTTTAGCCATGTTATACCCCCATAAGATTCTATGAGGGTATTTATTGATTAAACGTATTTCATGCGCGATTTAATGTGCTTATTGATGTTTTCAAGCATCATTGCTTCGTTGCTTTCCCACGATCCTAGCGTCGAATAACGAGTAGAAATTTTATCCGACTTAACGGCAACAATTCGCTTACTCTGTTTCTGTATGCGTTTCTCTAAGCGACGTTTTGCCACCGCAGATCCATTCCTAGCGCGTTTGGTTCGGGATTTCTTAGGCTTGTACTTCTTCATGATAAAAGTCCCTTCCTGGTTCTCTACCTTGATGAAGTTGCCATTTTCGATGTTACGCATCATCTTACCGCCTTTGATGGCCTTAATGTTCCCGTGGGAGTCTAAGACCTTACCGTTGGCGATTGGCACTAGCTTATTGATTTTGCCACCATCGAAATAGTGTTTCAGATAGTCATCCTGACTGCCGATCCTCTTGTCCTTATCCCTTGCGCCCTTGATGAAGATTTGGTGTCTCGTCCCTGATCGGTTCTTGTAGTTGGTATTACCTACAGCTTGCTGAGTCCATCGAGTAGGTCTATCAACATTCTTGTTAATCTTCTTCTGGAGTGCTCTGGAAGCAAAGATCGCCCCTTCCCCTAGTGCCCTTTCGAATGTATCGGTTGCCTTTTCAGACCATTGCCGTAACGCTTTCTTAGTCCTTAGAGCGTTTCGTTTATTGGTACTGGTTGCCATGTTAGCCCCCTAATAACGAAAAGACCCCCGCCAGTGTCCTTAGCAATTGTTCATCCACGGTCATAGCCGGGAGTTCAAGCCCAAAGGACGTTAGCAGAGGTCTAATAGCTACGTTATAAGTGAGGGCGACAATCAAGAGATAACCAAAATATTTCTTAAGTTTATTCTTCATATATTCACCCCTTTATTATTATTTTTGTTTGAGTATGTCGAGAACTTGGTCAAATTTGGCGTCCATCGCAACCACTTTCTTCTCTATACCGTGTAGTGTTTGTTCCATTTGGTAAACACGTTCAGCAATCTGAGTATGGTTATTCTGCATCGTCTCAAACTTCTGGTTTAACAATGCGTCGCTGGATTCCAATTTCGACAATCTATTTTCAGTTGCTAATTGATTTCGGTGAAGTCTCCAAAGACCACCACAAATTAAGGCGATAACACCGATACCGCCATATATAATTTCAGTCATTACGCCCCCGATATTTTTATATAGTTTAATGGCAAAATTATTTAGATAAAAATAATCCCGCCTAACTCAAAAGAATTAAGCGGGATTAATTATTAAAATTAAATTTTTAAGAAACAGTAATACCCGTAGTGGCTTTTTTAGTTACCATTACAGTTAAATCACTGATCCATGTGCTAGGCGTCCAGTTGTTGATTGCGCTTGATTGCACTTCAAAGGTCAAGGTCACAGCACCTTTACCCGCTGGCATATCAATAACACCTGAGTAAAGACCAGTATTACCGCCATACGCCCTATTATACAACTCTGACCCATTCTTACGAACAATCAGGCGACATGTGTCGTAATAGGTATTATTGTTCGACCCTTCACGCGCTCGCAATCCACCAAAACTAATTGCCGGAATAACGATTTGACGATCGAACTTGTGATCATCTTCAACGCGAACAGTGACCGTACCCTGTGGATAGCCAGCATAACCATTATCAACGTTAACATCACGGTGCGGGAACTTACGACCAATCACCTTAACGAAATCACCCTTAACCTGAGTAGCTTCAAGCATACCCTTAATAACACAGCTAGAGTTAATCGTGACGTTGTTCAGAGTACCAGAATCAGCCGTGATATTACCTTTAACGGTAGCGTTCATGAACGTAGCATTACCGTTCTTGTTGATATGCCATCCGGTCGATCCGTTCCAGTTGGAAGACTGGATATAGTTACCGATTTTAGCGTTATCAATTGCGCCATTTACAATCTTGGCGTTAGTGATTGCCCCGTCCTGAATCTTCGCGCTGTTAATTGCAGCATTGCCGATCTTAGCGGTAGTAATTGCCGCATCATTAATCTGGGCTGTACCAATTGCAGCATTACGAATCATCGCATTATCGAGATAAACCTTGTTACCTTCGATACCAAACGGGCAAACATCGGTCCCATTCTGCGGAGCTACAGCAATTTTATCAGCCGTAAAGATGATTTTAGTCGGTTGTGCCGGATCGTTGGTTGCGCTCATGTGAATACCAGCCACACGACCATCTGCATTAACTGCCAGATTGTATTTGCTGTTAATGGTTCCTTTCAAAGCATCGATTTTTACATCTGCTTCCTGATTCACACCAGCAATCTTGCCATCCATTTCTACCCGAACTTGATCAATCTTACTTGCGCTTGCTGCCTCACTGGTTGCAATTGCTTGTTTCAGGGTTGTAGCGGAGGCGCTAACTTCTTTGGTGATATCGCCTTTCAGTTCAGCTTTAACCTGATCAATCTTAGTTGAACTTGCCTTATCACCAGAAGCAATCAGACTCTTTAAGGTATCGGCTGAGGCTTGAACAGTTTTACCCGTCTCGGTAGTGATTTGCTTATGCATTGCATCAATTTTAGCATCGGCATTAGCGCCAGCTTGCTTAATAGCATCCGCGATAGTTTCATCTAAGCGATCTTGTAAACCGATCAGGTCTTCCAGTGCTTCTTTGTCCTGATCGTCCCAACTAATCGTAGACTTCATTTGCATGAAATACGGTTCAGACCAAACAGCATCATCCATACCGAAAATATCGTAGTGAGCACCACGGATATAATAATCACCGTCAGCAATATCAAAGGAAGTATGGCTAACACTATTCGTGCTTACTGCCCTTGCATCTGAGAAAGTGTTATCGGTTGCATACTGGATGATTGACCCTGCATAGTCATGTTCTACGTCATCCGCCCAGCTAACAAACGCAGTATTAAAGCCACCACGCGCACTAAAACCTTTCATTGGCTTATGCTGTGGGTTGATAGCCACTAAACGCGCTGGGGCGCTCTCTGAGTTGTTATAGCCCTTAGCCGATACTTCTACCGTAAGTTGTCGCGAAAGGCCGTTAAACTGGTTCATATCAAGTGTATAAGTCCATGATTCAGGATCGCGGGTACGGTACTGAATAGACTTACCAGCCTTGTTAGTCACCTTGATAATGTATGCTTCAAACAGGTCACTAAACTTGTTAGTTTCACCGTTGATCATCACATCTAATTGTTGCTGATTTTCCCATTCGATAATCAGATCATTACCTTCGAAAGTTCCTGGCGTGCTACCCTGATTTTTGATTCGAATAACCGGAGTCGGTAATTCATAGGTAACAGTAGGATTCTGGTTAATCAGTTCTACCCAATCAGATCTCGCGATGATACCGAAAGCACAAACTCGGTAATCATAAGAACGATCTTTTGCCAGTGCACTGACACTGAAAATTTGCTGTGAAGTCTGTCCCAGCTTAATCCAGTTAGGCGATCCACTAACACGGTAATCAATCTGGAAGCCGTAGCGGTTAAAATCTTCCGGCGCATCCCATGTTAAAGTAACGTTCTTACCATAGATTGTTTCACCAGTTGCCTTAATTCTGAAATTAGTAGGCTTCTGTACTGTCATTGAATCCGGTAAACCACTTGGTCGGTTATCTGGGTTAGCCGCATAGTTCAGGTCAGTATAAACCTGAGAATTATATTCTGTGGCGGTGATCGTCATCATCCCAGCAATACCAGAATCAATCGAGCGGTCAATTGCAGTAATACGCCAAAGTGAATTATTCAGTTTTAATTCATCATAGGTTACGCTGATAACATCCCACACCTCGGCAGTGAATGCGTCAGTAGTCATAAAGCTGATAACCTGAGTGATACGAGATTTATTTCGTTCAATGCTCGCAAGTTTATCAATCTGGGCTTTAGACTTAACAAAACGATATTCGATATCCTTAGCGATAATTCGACCATCTTGACGAATAGTAGCATCGTTTTCAGCATCAGCCGGATAACGTAGCATTTGCTCTGAATAGTCAATAGATGGTTCTTGATACATCGCGTTAATGGTATTGAAATAACCGTTAGTGCCACCTGTTTTCAGTGATACCTTACCCATCATGATATTGTCTTCATTGAAGGTATGCTTAACAATATCAGGAGCATCCAGTTTCAGGGTAATTCTTCCGAAGGATTCGAACATCACCCCGCCGAAAGTCTGCATAAGGCTAGTCAAGTTCTCTTTAAAGCTGGCGTTCGGATCACATGCACCGTTTGAATGCAAATCCATCTGGCGTACTTGTTTACGTACTTTCAGGAATGAATCAACGTTGATGTTTTCAATTGGTACTGATAAACCATATTTTTCATTTGTTAGGTAGTGGAAAATCTGGTCCACGCCGTTAGTGCTAGCCTCAATAGCATTAGTTTCAAGGTTACGAATCTTTAAGCCCATAACATCGACTGCTACCTGGCTATTTGGTTGAAGGATATCAACACCAGCAGCCAAAGATTTATCGTCACGACGTAACACAATACACATGGTTGCAATACCATTGCCTTTGTAGTTGTCGTTCCAGTCTGACCCTAAGTGACGTTTTGCCAGTGACAACGCGGTGTTAGGATTCTTACCAGTGCGGAACTCAACCTCTAAAACTTTCCGGTATTCTTCTTTAATGTTGCCTTTGTCCAGTACACCATCACGGATCGTCATGTTCTTACCAACAAGAACATTTTTGTTATCGATGAATAGTGCTTTGTAATGGTCGATTTCACCCTCTGCAATTGCGAAGATTTGCACTAACTTATTGTTTTCTTGCTTAGAAATTGCTTTGTAAACGCAGATTGCACCCGTGCGGGTAGTACCGAAAAGAACGGGTAATACTGTCTTCGGATCGTTTGATGTTCCTAGTGTCACCGCATTATCTGGGCTTTGTACTTTCGGTGTTTTTGGTGCGCCTACAGTGGAAGCGATCAAGGTCATTGCACCAGCAGCCATACCGATAGCGACTGCGGTCATAACAGAAAATGTTGCAGCAGCAGCCATCCCAGCAGACGCACCAGCAATAACCGCGCCTACCAATATTTCAAATCCCATTATTCACCCCCGAATCTATAAACTTGTTCATAGTCAATGTCTGAAACAGGAATGGTCATCCAGATACCATCTTCTTCAACGAGGCCATAACCGGAATAATGAGGAACTACGGAATAATAATTACGGTTTCCTAATTTGTGGGCTGTGACCAGTAAGTCGCCGTCCTGTAAATCATCAGTGACTAATTTGAAATGTTTCTTAATTGGTTGAAGGATGTTTGAATACCCGCTTAATTCTTTGCAGATTTTCAAGCCTTCTTCTTTAGTTGAATATTTTTTATAAAGAGAATTATATAGGTCAGTACCAGCGAGAATATCGATGATCTTACATGCAATGAGATTGCAATCATTCTCACCCTGAACGAACTCCTGACCTATTAAAGAATTGATGTAATCGGTGATAAGCCTAGTTTTTAGCATGTTGAATACCTCCATGCTGTTATTTACTAGGCTTAGGGAGAAGGGATTATTTCTTAGAGCTAAACCACTTCGACTCGCTTTGCCACTTCCCGGCACGGGAGAAGAATAGATCGTTCTCGTTTCCAACATAGGATCGGTGGATACCATCGGAGGCATGACTACGAGCGTTTTTATCTAGAACTTCCCAGATACTATTAAGCTGAAATTCCGATTCGTTTTTACACTCATCATCTTCATGTTCGATGTTAATACCGATGGAATCGACTACCCCACGGAAAACAGGGTAAGTAGTTTCAACCTTGCCCGTGTTAGGGTTAAGGAAAACCATCTCGATTTTCACATCAGATTTATCGAATTGCTTGTTACGAATCAAGGTAATGTATTCTTCGCGGACGTTAGAAACAGTTACGTTGATCCCGTTGTTGTTGATCTCCTTCTCTTCGGTATTCGATGAGATTTGAAGAAAATCACCCGTTGCGAGATACGTAAATCCGTTATAGTCCAAATCGAAGTACCCGTCTGTAAGCCGTAAAACGTCCCCTGACGCGGTTACTACTTCGATAATGTGGAACATCGATCCAGTGGAAAAAAGCTGCGGTAGAGTCAATCTAGACACATTCTGACCTGTCTGGTCGTTGTATACCTCGATGAAGTCCAGATTAGTGCATAGTTTGCTGAATGATTCCTGAATAGTTGCCATTATACATTCTCCACTAATTCAAATTTCATCTTGCCGATCTGGGCGATCTTCCAATCGATGTTTTCAGTTTTGAGAACAAATTCACCTTCTACGTTCTGATACTTGATCACCTCACCCGCCAGGACGTTCTGACGCAAGTTAGGGAAGAGTTTCATTTCACCACCTGATTTCACATCTTCGGTGATCGTGTAGATTTTCTTGTGGTTCTCAAACTGGATGATAGTTCCCGCTTTCAGTGTTCCGGTGAAGTTGGAGATTCTCACCTTACGCCCACCGCGAGCAGTACCAGCAGCAGCCGTTACCATCTGGCGTACATCACCTGTATATTTTGAAAAGTAAGACAGTGGCACACTGAAAGGACGACCAAAAAGGTGACGTGCTACAAATTCTTTTACTTCGTTAATATCCTGAGCCATGAAATTCGCGGTAAATTCTGCTTCGTAAAAATGGATGCCAGTAAAGCGACGCTGGAACTTACCGGAAATAGATTGCGCCTTAAAGAAAGGTTGTTTTGATTTAAGAGTAAAATCTGTGATTTTAATATTCTTGGATTTGAACATAGAAAAAGCCCCCCATAGTTTTATGATTATTTATCACTATGGGGGCTTTTAATTACATCTTACGACGTTGAACGTCTTCTACATGCTGCGCAACTAATTTAGCGTGACGTTTGATAGCATCCATGACCATCTTGTCTGAGCTATTAACGTTGCCGTTAATGTTCAAAGGCGCATTAACTTCAATCGGCTGAGAGTTACCACCGCCTGATTTTTGAGCAGCAAGGAAGTCTTTCAAATCACCGTTAGTACGCTGATCAACTACTCGTTCACCCTTATCAAGCAACCATGTACCCTCACGAGGGATGTTATCGATACCATCATGAGCCATACCGCTAACGTTAGTAGACTTGATGTTTGCGATGTTCCCCATGTTCTGAGAAACAGCCAATGCAGCAGCAGCGATCTTTTGTCCTGTGGTTACGTTGGTCGGATCGTTCCATGCATCGGTAGCAGCCGTCCACATGTTCACCGTCGCTTGTCCAATGGAGAATGCTTTATGAGCATTGAAAGCCATCTGCATAGCTTTAGTGTTTTCCTGCCCGAAGAGAGTCATTGCAGCAGCAAAACCGCCATACATATCATCAGCTATTGACTGGCGAGCATCAGCATATTTCTTCTCAATTGCAGCCATTCGTTTTTGATGGTTTTCATTGAGTTTTTCTAATGCTTCCATCCGTTTAGCCGGATCATTAATACCGTCAATCTTGAGTTTATCGGTCTTATAATCTTGTTCAGCATCCGATTTCTCTTTATCGATTGCATTAAATTTAGCAAACGGATTATTTGAGTCTTGATAATCATAACCACTAGTTAATTGATTGGTTTTATAACCATCCATTCCCTGTAAAGAATTTTCAATCTGAGAATAGTTTTGCTCGGTATCGTTCACACGACGCATATATTCTTCGTAGGAGATAGCTTTACCATCAAGTAACCGTTTATGGCTTTCTAGCTCGTTGTCCCTGATTTGTTGCAATTGTGTTAAAGCATTCAGAGCATCAATCGGATCAGCACCCAACATCATTTTATAAACGTTTTCAGTATTCTGATCGATTAGCGCCTGGCGTTTCGCGGCTGCGTCTTCCTGAGAGATTAAGCCCAGAGCTAACGCGTCGTTCACATCTTTTAAGCTGTTTTGCAACTGGCTATTTTGAGAAGTGATAGACGCTGCAACTTGCCCTTGCAATTTAACATCAAGTGCATTCAGTCGCTTGATTGCATCCTCGCGTGCTTTCTGTGCTTTTTCTGCGGCTTCCTTAGCCTTTTTAGCTGCCTCTTCCGCTTTCTTTTTGGCTTCTTCCTCGGCTTTCTTCTCGTTGCCAGATTTACCCAATGATTCTGGTCTTACTGGTTTATTTGGTATAGTCAAATCAGTGTTAGGATCTGCCTTGCGTGTCAGATGTTCACCTGCATCTACGACAATCAGAGCACCACTTGAAGTTTTATAAGACCCACCAAAACGTTTCTTAAATCCTTCAACATCAAAGCCAGCAGTACGAGGGTCGACACCAGCACCACGTATCGCGGCCTTTTCCCAATCTGCCAGATTATTCCAACGCTTTTCTTTATTGTACTTGTCAATAATTTTTTGAGCGTCTTTATGGTTGGTGTTAAGAATACCACCAGTTGCGGTCTTGCCTTCTTTATTCAGTCGATCTAATGCCCTGAATAGAGAACTCTTTTCCCAATCAATATTAAACCAGTCAAATAACCAGTTTAAACTATCAACCAGCGGACCAGAAATGGTCATACCGACACCTTTCAGGTTATTTTCCAGCTTATTGATATTTTGAGAAAATTTATCATATTTTTTAGCATTTTCTTCGGTGACGTTAACAGATTGATTCTGAATAGCGATCATCGCCTCTTGAGCAGTATTATATTTCTCAAGCTGGCTGGTCATATGGCTTGAATCACTGGCTAAAGATTCCATCATGAACTTGATTTCAGCCATTGATTTTCCGGCTTTCTTCATGTCATAGAACACTTGGATCGCCGCTTTCATACCACCTTGCGGATCGGTCATGAAGTGAGCATAGTTTTCTAACTTAAGGCCAACCGATTCTAAGTCATCAGCAATACCACCACCGTTAGCCCATGCATCACCCATTTTATCTAAGGTGTCTTTGTTGATATCACCAAATTTTTCAACTGTTAGGCCAGTGCCAGAAAATTCCTTTTCTAGTCTTTGAAGGGATTCAATCGAGAGTCCGGTCGCCTTAGATACTTCTGAATACTGTTTAACGTATTCCGCACCAGCTTTAGCGGCTGCAACCACTGCGGTCGCAACTAAGCCGATACCACCAGCAGCCAAACCAGCAGAGCCAGCGATCCCACGAAGAGATCCAGTCAGACCAGATAAGCCACCACCAAAATCAATACCACTTGCCTTTTCAGACAAACTATCGAGAAGGTCGGCGGCTTCATTGGTACTTCTCCTTAGACCTTTATTATCCCCTTCTATTGTTACTATATGTTTTGTCATAAATTACCCCTTTAACCGCTTCTGAGTTTCTCAAGCAAAGATGGATCAAACATGTTCAGCATTGCCGCTTTACGTTCTTCTTCTTTCTTGCGTGCAATTTCTTCCAGTTCTTCTTTAGTTTTAAAGTGTTTTTCTTCCTTGATTAATTGGAATTGGCTAGGCTTGAGTTTGCGTGCAGTTTCGCGAGTCATTCCTTGCGACGTCATATACATGGAATATTGCAACATCGCATTCTGCATATCATGAAACGCGGGGCTTTGTGGTTCTAAGTAGGTGTCGAAAATGTATAATTTCCAAAACAGAGTGATTGGCATATTATCCATTTCATCTTTACTAAGCCCCGATCGCATCATTTGCCGGAAATAGAAATTCAGAAGCGGGTTTACTTTACCTCGTTTTCAATTACTGCCGGATCTTGCATCAATGACGCTTGAGCAACCAAACCGATTAATTCACTGCGGACGTTAGTATACAGTGCCTTAACTTGTTCCATAGATTCAAATACTGGTTTACCGTCTTCATCTTCAATACAACGAAGAATAGAACGTTCATCACGGTCATCTTTATCGGTATTGAAAACATGTTCGTTAAATTCTTTTACTGACATAGGGCGAGCATAGAAAGTGAATCCACCGATGGTCAGAGATTCGCGTTTCGGAGAAAGAGCTTTCAGCATTTCATTAATATTCATTCTTGTTTCCTCTTAAGTTAATTCGATATGTTTATTTAGAATTTAAGAGATTTTCAAAGTCTGCTTAGTGCCAGTCTTCTTAATGTTATTGAGGAAAGCAGCCGGAGGATTGCTTAACCAATAGTAATGAAAACCACTTTGCATACTGTTATAAGGAACAGTGACAGTAGCACCACCCAAATTAACGGTTATATTCCCCGCTCTACCGTTCTGGAGATATACAGCCATAGTAGGAGTACCGCCATTGAATTGACCAACGATAACGCCAATCAGACGCCCTACGCCCACGTTTTCGGGGTTCTCCATTGACCCTTTACCGCGCATGTCAGTTACTGGATAGTTTGAAGCAGTTACACCCCAGTTATTACCCAATGAAGTAGACCACGCAGCAGTAGCTACAACCGTATCCATACCACGACCACACATCGCGCTCATATTACCAGGAACACCAACTTTTAACGCTTGCATAGCCTCACGCATCCATCGCTTGCCAGTCACAGAAACAGCCGATGATCCGACCCAGCCAGGCTTATTAACGACATTTGCCATTTTGATAACTCCAATAAAAAAGCCCCACCATTAAGGCAGGGCTTAAAATTAATTCTTAGCCTTGCGGCCTCGTTTTGCTGTGGCTTTCGCCGTAACTTCTTCTACTTCTGGAATCACCACCGCTTCATGTTCCGGTAGTGGTTCCGGTTCGGGAAGTTCTTCGTTAGTTCATCCGGCAGTGAAGATTTGCTGTTTCAGCGGAGCACCATCAACAGCAAAGGTAAACTCTTTAGTTACCACTTCTTCATCGCCACCGTTCATAGCAACTTTAGAAATAAAGCCGTTGAAAGCGGTGCGAATACCAGTCTGTTTTCCGGCGTCAACATAATACTCTATTTTGATTTGAATACGCGTACCATCCTCGGCAGCTTTGATCAGTTTTTCATGTACCGCATCACCTGGGATGTAGTTAACGGTCAGAGTCAGATCAGGAACGTTCAGTTTACCTACCAGTTTACGGTTATACTGAGAAGAGAAGGATTTAACTTCTACAGTACCGCGCTCGATACCAGTTTCAGGGAAACCAGCACACTCTTTAATTTCTTCGTATGCTTCATCAGCAAGATCGGTGTTAGTGGTATCAGCGTGATAGAACAGACTTACCAGACCACCAGTAAAAATATCTTTAAATTGTTGAGACATAGAATTACCCCTTAATTAAAATTGTTATTATGGGGGAACTAGTCCCCCGACTTTTATTATTTAGTTGCTTTGAGTTCGGCAATCTCTTTAGTCAATGCTTCAATCTTAGCTTGATATTTGGCGTCCATTTCCTGAATAGCTTTAATAATCAAGGCATTAACAGCAGAGTTAGAAATAGTCTTAATTGCTTCTGGATTTTCTGGATCTTCGGTGGATTGAATACCTACTGCTTCCGGCAATACTTCTTCCAGATCCTGAGCAATAATACCTACTTCGCGTTTAATCACTGTGTCATCGGAAAGAGATTTAACTTTATCGTAGGTGTAGACTTTCAGGGAGTTTACTTTCTCTAATGCGCCGTCCTGTAATTCTTCCTTGTTAATCTTCAAACGGGAGTCAGAGCGAATGTAAACATCGTTAAAGCTACCGTTACGACCTGCGGTAAAGTCACCAGCAGCGTTAAAGTCAAAGTTAGTATCATGAACATGGAGACGAACAAGAGCGTTACCGATAGTACCGCTAGGAACGTGCACACCCATTGCTGCAATGTGATATTGACCCCAATGAGTAGCTTTCCAGATGTTATGTGCTGAATCTTTTGATTGGGGGCAATCAACTTGCAAACCGGAAGCACGGTCACGCCAACTAGACCAGCTACCACCAGAAACGTTACCACGAATCAAACCTTTATCAGACCCGCCGACGCTACCAGATTCAAGATGAATCATCTTATCCGCAAGTTTCCACGTCTGGGCTTGTTTCTGACCACGGAAGCGAATAACACCAGCATCATCGGAATACATCAAGCCTAGTTCCAATCCGTTAGGGTCTCTAAACCAGATGTGCTTATTGCCAGTGCGCTTAAATTCAATATCAGCACCGTTCAGTGTGATATTACCGCCAGCATGGATCGCTTTAGGTCTTAGTGTACCGTTAACAGCAAACTCAATTAATTCAGTGCCAGGACCACCCGCACGTTGAGTATACCAATGCCAACCGCTTTCGTCCGCACATTCGAATACTTGTTGACGACCCTCATTACCAGGTCCAGCACCCCATGCACGAATATTAAAGCTAGATGCAGATGTATTTTTACCCCATGTGATCTTACCTTCTGCGGTTAAGTCACCACGGAAGTGAGCAAGCAAACCGCCAGATCCGTTGCGTTCAGTGGTAAAGTGAGTTCCGCTAGTGTCCTGGAATTGCAAAACGTTATATCGGTTAGCGTTACTATTCCCCCAATGGTTAATCGTGAAAGAATCCATTGACTGATTACCACCCGCAGAGAAAGTAAGCAATCCTTTTTCTAAGAATACGTTGTTGCTAAAACGGGCAGCACGGCTATCTCTTTCAAGAATTAATGCACCTTCGTTACCATCACCACCTAAAGTAACTTTACCAGTATTCATATCGTAAATGAACGGTCTGTTTCCATTCCAGCCACCCAATTTATCATCTTCGGCAGTAGAAAGAAGATAAACTTTAACGCCGTCATTACGCCAGAATGCACCATATTTACCGTAGATCATGCGGTAAGCGTCGCTATTCATTGAGATGAATTGAGCGTTAGTATAAACTCGTTTTGTGTTACCGGTTGCAAGTTCGATCTGTCCGTCGATGTGGTGACGAATAGAAGTACCACCTACATCACTATACCATTCAAAAACGTTAGTATCAGCATTACCATAACCGAACCATCCTTGACGAGTAATATTTCCGGTGCGGTTATCCTGAAAAGCGATATGATTAGACTGACCAGCCGGACGACGCAAGGTAATAACATTACTACCGCCATTTAACAGCATTCGACCAGAAAGAATATTACCTTTATGAGTCCCAGCAATAGAGCTACTAGATTCAACGGTTAGAATCTCCTGAGCATCTGTACTACCCGTGGCGAGTCGATAAGTAGAACCCTGAACCGTCTCATGCCAGATCATTTCATTATAGTTACTACGGAATTTACGAATATATTTCCGTCCAGTACCTCTATCATTGCTTAGATGAACAATATCATAACTATTTTGTGTGTTATCGTCAAAACTCAACACACCACGTTTATTTTCTGTGTTAAAAAGAGTTACGTTGCGACCACCGATAACACCAACGGAAGGTTTAATTAACGTGGCTTCCGGCGTATCATAAACCGTCAAACTTACATAAACAGATTTCCCATATTCGACAATAACGTTATCGGTATAACGCTGATATTTCACGTAGATATCATAGTTATCACCGGAAGTATTGACAGCAAATACCTCAAAATCTTTGTTTGTATTTCTACGGTATGCAATTACGTTAAGACCTTTAGGTCTATCGTTACCACTACGCAGAAGAATTTCTACTACGTCAACCTGATCATATGCCGTAACGTTGTAACCATTACCACCATGAATACGGAAAAACACACTACGCCCGTTTTGTGGAATTGTTGCGGTTGCCAATTTGAAATATGCAGATACGTTTTCGCTAGAATTGGGAACAGACATAACGACGTTTTTAACAAACATCTTATCAACTTCGGCTTTGGTGTATGCACCAATCTCGCCAGGAGTCGGCTTATCACCTTCGTGATACATCTTATAGCTAAAGTTCTTCTGTCCTTCTCTATCAAAACCATAGGTTTCAACACGAGATCCACCAGACGCATAACGGAAAGTAAATCCGCGACCGTGCGCTTTACCGGCAGAATGAGGAACATTAAGAGTTAGATCTAAAAGACCATCTTGTCCATTAGTTCGGAAAGCACCAAAGTAGTTAAGATCTCGTGATGTCTGGTCTTCCAGATAGTTAGCTGTCTTGCTTAACAGATACCCACCATGCTTAGTATTGGTATTCTTCTTGATGTAAAGAGCATCATTGCTACCTTCAATACCATCAATTCGTTTGTTAGCGGCTGCAATTGCGGCATCAGTAGAAGATTTATTCTGGTCTACCTTGTTGTTAATTGCGGTATGGTTGCTATTAACAGTGCCAGTAAGATTGGTAATCTTAGTATCCGCGTCTTTCTTATTGTCGGAAACAGTCTTTTCGATCGCTGTCTTGTTAGCTGCAACCGTGCTAGTTAAGCTAGAAATTTTGTTATCTGCATCGGTTTTATTTGCAGTAACAGTTTTAGTTAAGTTGCTAACGTTGGTGTTAGTGGTATTAACCTTGTTGTTAATCGCGGTGTTATTGTCAGTGACCGTTTTCGTTAAAGCTGCATGTTTGCTATCTGCATCAGATTTGTTTGCGGCAACGGTTCTTTCAATTGCGGTCTTATTCGCAGATACGGTCCCCGTAAGGTTATTGATCTTAGTGTCGGCATCGGTTTTATTTTCCGTAACTGTCTGGGTTAAGTTACTAACAGTGGTGTTGGTAGCATCAATGCGCTTATTGGTTGCGGTGTCTTTAGTGGTAATAGTCTGATTCAGTTCAGCTTTAGCACTAGCCAGATTATTAGCGGCCTCTTGTTTGTTGGAAGCAATAACACGGTCAGTGCTAGTTTTATTCTGGTCTACTTTCGTGTTAAGTTCAGCGTGTTTTTCTGGAGAAACAGAGATTTGAACTACTGCGTTATTTTTATCTTTGGTATACAGAACGTGATCAGCAAGGTTAATAGCCAATTCACCCTGTGATAATTGTTCCGGCGTTGGTTTTTTACCAGCCGTTTGTGTGCGTTTAAATTGGATTGATCGCATCTAGAATCACCTCACTATAAAACAGGAATAAGGGAGGCGTTAACCTCCCCGCGTCATGTTTTATTTAGGAAGTGAATCAATACTCCCCGAAATCGATCCGGTCAGTCTTAGCTACTGCGCCAATTTCGCTAGGTGTCGGTTTCTCATTGGTGGAATATACCTTGATCCATTCAGAGCGACCGTTTTCCTGAATATTTCGGACGCGTAAACGTGGTGCGCCGGAAGTATTACAGGTTAATTGCCATGCGCCATGCTCATTGGCTTGAAGGTGAATTAATGCTGTGTCGGTTGAATATGGATTACCGCTAGCAGTTCCCTTGTAAGTTACGAAACGGTTTCCGGCTAATGCCTCGCTATCAATTGGACCCGTGAATGGATTTACACCAGCACCCAAACCAAAATCACCCTGACGTAAGATCCGGCCTTCGGTAGCAATACCCCTTGCCAAAATCCCGCCATCTGGTTCAAGTTTAAATTCCAGTGTTACAGCTTTGTTATCTGCGCCACGGGTTTTATGTGATGTGACGTAAGCATCGAATATACAAAAGTACCCTGTGTTAGCAGCACTATAGCCAGAGTTCACAACATAGAACATACGGAAGCGTAAAGGTGTTTTATCCTCTACCGCTTTCATCAACATTGCTTGATGTTCATCGTCAAGAACACGGTTTAATGTGAGTGTTGTCGGTTCCAGTCTACGATAACCAGCAAGTTTCCCCGTAGCGTCCTGATCGTACTCTTCCAGAGTTTCTATCTCTGTGGATTCGGTTAGCGTAGGGAATGCTGCGATGTTCTCCATAGAACTAAAGCTAGGATCGAAAAAGTCGACCTGATTGTCTATCTGGTTAGAGATCGACACTTCAACATGTGATCCAGTGAAAATATCTAAGTTATCTTGTGTAATATTCATTATTACCCCTTAAAAACGCGCTAGATAAGAAAATTTAAGGCTAAGTGTCCCAACGATACCCCCATCACTAGAATCATCGTCATAATCGGTATTAGAGGCTACTGGAGTGATATCTGAAATAGAGAAGCCCAAATCTTTAAAACGTGGGTTATCCGGCTGAATCTGGATTATCTGGCAAATACCCTCATGAATTTTGGTTTCATGATTCTGAGAATACAACTGCATTTCGATAACGCATTCAGCTTGCATTGCATTACCACCACGGACCCTACAGTAAGTCTCATTCATTCCGGTAATCCAACAAACCACATCATCACTAAAGCCTTGCTGAGTTTGTTCTACGTTTAAAGCCAGACCTAAATCTTGTTCGATAATATCCTGCAAGGCGCGTTTGATTTTCAGTCTAGGCATATTATTAACGGTAGCGAGCATGTGTACCCCCTGCACGAGCAATAAAGCAATCAGAAGTATTATCACCATTGCGCTTAACGTATTGAACTTTGAAGCGTTCACCGTCTACAATGACAACATCACCCTGATTTAAGTCTCCCTCACGACAGAATAGAAATTCTGATTCTGTAATTACCCCTTGTTCGTCGGTAGTAGTAAATTCATGGTAAGCACGAATTGATTTACCACCTTCCACCGAAAATACAGGAGCACTTTTAAACATTCGATTTAATTGTGATTCTGATAATTTGAACATAGTTACCCCCTTTATGGAGTATTTACATACAAAAAAGCCCCACCGTTAGGCAGGGCTAATTATTATTCTTTAGTTTTACGCTGTTTTTTAGCTGTGGCTTTCGCCTTAACCGTCTGGGATTCTTCTTCCGGTTCAGGAATCAGATTTTCTTCCCCCAAATCGGGGGAAGGTTCAGATGGTTCTACAGGAGTTCATTCAGCGGAGATGTGAAGAACTTTCAGCGCTTCCGGCTGGGTTACAACGTAATCCAGATCTACCCAGATACGCGGAACGATAGCAGACTGTGCGCGGTAGGTAGTGTCATCAATGTCAAGTTCCAGACCACCCCATTCACCGATGGTAATAGCGTCGAACGATCCCAGAACGATGTGGTCTACCGGAATAACACCAGAAGTAACTACGTCGTAACCAGCCAGTTTACCGTTTTCGATGATATAACCGGAAACACCGTTATCTTTCAGGGTAGATTCCAGTTCAGCAGCAGTTGCACCGCTCATTGCAAACTTGATCGCCTGAGCAGGAACGCCAGCGTCGGTCAGTTTAGCAATTTCTTTCAGGAAGTCTTTATAAGAGAAAGCAGCTTTCTTCTCTACGCGACCAGCATCTACCAGTTGTTTAATCACACCAGCCGGACCACGAGCATTTTCTTTGTCGGACAGAATCAGTTGTTCCAGTTTGATGCGAACAGCCTGGTTAATGTGATCAGTGATCAGGGTAGCGATGCCGGGTACGGTTTTGAGGCTAGCTCTGCTGATCGGATTCCCACCAGCAAACGTCTTAGGAGCCATTTTCACGTTTGCAAATTCAGCTTTACCTTCCGGCGCAGCACCGTTTTCATCAACGAAGCCGAAAGATTCAACGCTGGAAGCGGTCATTTTAGGAATAGCGGTCGGCGAAGTCAGACCAGACAGGACTTTCACACCAAGACGACCCAGAACGGATTCCGGCAACAGCATCGCTACATAGGAATCATTCAGCAGTTTTTCGTCGGTTACAGCGGTCAGAGTAGCTTTGGTGTTACCATCAGCAGCAGCACGCATAGCAGCAGTCGGAACGAATACAGAGCCACCGCGAGCAGCACGACCACGCTGCATAGTTGCAGTAGCAGCCATTGCAGAAAACTCGGCTTCGTGAGCACCCAGAGCTTCACCATCTACCAGAGAGCGAATTACGTTGTTCAGGTCAAAAGTTTTTTCCATTTTAGAGTCCTTAATTTGTTGTTCGTTATTACGTTGAGCATTGGTAATGTTATTTAGTGCCTTAGTGCGGAATGCTTCCGGCGTCATGTCTTTAACTGCCAATGCGCGTTTTAATTCTTCGTCGTCAATATTTAGTTCCCGCGCGATCTCGCGAATTTCTAATTCGTCTTCTTCGGAACGTTCAGCCACTTCTTCGATTTTTTCTTCTTCAATCGGAGCGGCTTCACGTTCTTCTTTTACTTCTTCTGTTTCCCGAACAGTTGAACTATCATCATCAACACTTTCAGGATGTTCAGCGTCTTTTCCGTCTTCGAGATTTTCATTTTCTTCATTCTCTTCAACTTGGCGCTCTTGAGTTTCTTCTACTTCCGATTCTTTATTTTCTTCTACCGGAGTTTCTTCAACCTGAGCGGCTTCTTGTTCTTTGATTTCTTCGATTTGTTCTTTAGTCATATCGCGTTTAGCCTCCAAATTAACTGTGATAGTATTTAGAGAGCGATTTAAACCGACCGTATCGTCAGCAGGAACGGTAACGAAACTTAATTCGTATGGTGCCCACTTAGTAACAATCAATTGTCCTTTGGTGTAGTCGATGTGATATTCTTTAATGTCATAACCGACAGAAATTTTTTCCATCGTACCTTCAATGACTTTATTGCGAATATCATTAGCCAAAGTGCCATGCTTAGAGAATTTAACCAGAGCACGACCTACGTTATCCGCATCGATTCGAGCGTTACAAACGACACCAATATGATTATCGAAATTATGATTGAACAGCAACGGAGCGTTATTATTCAGACGAGACAGATCAACCGCTTCCGGTGTATGTACCAGAATTTCATCTAGTACCACCATCTCTTGATTTTGCTCATCCCAGAATTGGCGCTGATACGGCTGTTCACTGGAGAAAGCAATTTCAAATTCGTATTGATCGTTATGCCCTTCGTTAATAACTCCACCGTAACCGTTAAGATCGCGGCGAAATTTAAGCATTTAATCACCTTTAATTAATTGGGGGCATTGCGCCCCCGTTGGTTATTAGGGATCGGCTGGGGAATTTTTTTCTTCACCCTCGCCATTAACGATAATATTTAGTGCGCTCTTTTCGGCTTGAATCTCTGAGAATACTTTTTCAGGATCATCACCACGTTCAAGAATAACGGCAGTACGTGATTTAAGTCCGTTATCAATTAAAGCAATATCAGCGTTCACATCTTTAATAACATCGACGGACTCAAAACGTGGCCTGATAATAGTAGTGTTATCGATAATATGTGGAATTGCAGTAATACGAATCGGAACAATACCACGCGCGGAATAATGGCGTAGATACGCTTCGAAAATTGGCAATACCACTGTTTCAATCAATTTGTTTTGTAGTGCTTTAACGCGGTTACGTTGAAGTAGTTCACCGAAGCGGGCTGCGCTGTAATTTATTTGGCTAGTATCACCAGTCAAGCCCTGTTTAAACACGCCAAGACCCATCGAGACACTCGTGAACATTCCATCATTGAACGAATTGAAGTCGTCGCCACTTTGCGATGATTGAATGCTCTTGATCGTTGCCCCTTCCGGCAATTCCTGAATAGTACCAGGCGCGAAATCGTGAATTACTTCCGGCGCTTGATATTGTTCATCCTCTTCACCAGTATCAAAATCGTCACCAGAATCTTTAGGACGCTCGATGAACGCCATGCTACTAGCTGAAATTCGTTTCTGGATCAGGACCGCTTCGCGGAATGCGTCTTGATGTGCGATATCCTTAATCACTGGCAGGAAGTCAGTCACGCCACGCAGAGATTCAGCCGCAAGTGGTTGATAATAATGGCATACTTGCGAAGCATCTACGCGATAGTTATCACCTGTGTAAGTCTGAGTCAGTAGGTTGATTTTACGAAACCAAAATGCAACAGGGCGCATTGTTTCTACGTCATACTCAATACCCTGATAGATAGCACGTTCTTTGCTTACTTCACGGTTGAGCGTCCAGTCGCACTTATCAGCAGACAGGATGGAAACATTTAACTCATTGTTTTCTTTGGTTAAAACGATGAAGCACTCACCACCCATAACGCGCTCACGTTCAGCCATCACCAGCAGTTCACGGAAGTTAAAACGACCATTGCGGGAGAAGCGTTTAGCATTCTGCGCCCACTTCCAGAAAGCATTCTCGATCTGCTTATTCAGTGCGGTATCAAGTTTGCCATTTGATTTAACGATTGATGGCTTCGGATCTAGGCCAGTGCCGACCACCATATCGGTGATGTATTGCGTGTAGCGACTGCCTACGGAAGTGTTTAAGGCCAGAGTACGACCCTGATCATAAAGGCGCTTACCATTCGATTTGAGAGCCTTATTGAAGGTTCCTGTAATGGTATCTTGTTGAAGCGATCCATCAATGCGATCACCAACCAGTCCTAAACTACGAGTCGCCAGAGATTTCTGGTATTTTTCTATAGATTTGTCGATAAAGATTTTTTGTTGTTGCTGGCGGTGATTAGTTTTAACTGGAGTTTCTACCGCCTTATTGCGTCGAAAAAGATTAAACATGATTTACCCCTTATCGCGTAAGACGTAATTTGATATTTTTAATCGGGCTAATTCCCTGTTTACGTCGTTCGGCTTGAATTAATTTTGATAACTGACGTTCATAATCGACTTTTAGAGTCTGGAGAACAGCCAATGACTCATAGGCGAAAGTATTCCCTTTCACGGTCATTTGAGATAATGCGGCTTCGTCCCCAGATAAACGAGAAAAGATGACTTGTTCCAAAATGGCGATAGTTTCCCGCAGATATTCTTTTTTGGATTGTTTGGCGAATACTGGTAAAACAGTTAATTCCTGCATTGATACCAGTTCTTCTTCCAAAGTGGTTACGATGGTATATTTACCTTCGGCTAAATCTAAGGTTTTAATCTCGTGATTAGCCGGAGTGTCATCAACCTGATAAATGATACCTTTACTATTTCCTACCTGAATTGTTACACCCTCTTCATTCGCCAGCGTGATTTTTTCGCCTTTACGAATTACTAAGGGAATTAGTTCTAAACTCATAATTACCCCTTATTTAATTGTTATTGGATTAACAATATTTAGGAGTAAGCCGCCCCGAAGGACGGCGAGTTATTAGAACGATGTTACCCAGCTACGGCCTCTATTTGGGCGTCTGGCGATGTTTTTACGTTGTGGTCGTGTGATTGGCTTATTTTCTTCGATTTGCTCGTCAGATTGCGTTTCAGGAGCTTTTACGGGTTCTTCTGGTTCACGGTTCAAACTATCTTTGATGGCTTCGAGTTTTTCCCATGACATTTTATTGAGTACATGGCGAGAAGCAGCATAGGAATAAGCCAGGCAGTCGAGAGCCTCGTTTCGTTGCTGACCAACTTTTACCCAACGTGTGGTATTACCCTGCCGTTTCAACTGTTCAGAAAGCAATTGCTCGCAATAGTCATCAGGAACGTCACCAATCTGGAAGACAGTGTGAGGATCTCCATCTCTCAAGTTCCGGTTAATCATTTCGCGGATCATCGTCTTAAGGTTGTTTACGCCCAGAATTTTAAGGGTAAAACCACCTGTTCTTGTGTCTTTTACCGGAAGGATTGGAGCATCAACATTGCTTGCGCCCTTAATGGCTGATAGGTTTTGCCACCGACTACAAAAGCGGTAGATCACTTGCGTAGCACGTCCGTTTGATGAGTCCACGAAAGCGGATAGCATCGGGATTCGTTGACCGGATCGGGTATAGAATTTAGCTTTCAGGAAGTTGTAAAGCTGGTCATATGCTGGTGATTCGTGGCGTTCGCAGTTCACATCATAGAATGATCGGTGATCAACTACGCATATCCCTTTACGCGAGATACCCAGCAAGGTAGATTCCAGACGGTCTTTTTGCTGGTCAACTCCACCTACCAGAGCCAGAACATCATCAGGGATATTGTCTAAGCTAATATCAGTTTTCAGCGTTTCCAGTTCGTCGGCTGTGCGGTCTTCGTTAAGATCATCGAAGGTTTCACCTAAGACAGTGTTATAGAACGTTGCCAGTGACATATTCGCGTAGCTATCAGCAAAATCCACCACACACGCACGGATAGAACTAAACGGAGACATAAGGCGGTTAGCATGAAAACCGATTACTTCCGCATTAGGTTCGGTGGCGATCCATTCTCCCTTAGCAACAGCACGTAGGCGATCCCCTTCGGTCCAGTCGGTTTCACATTCAGGGCAACGATAAACGGCTGTGTCGGGCGAAGGCAGTGATTTACCATTAACTTGATGCCAATCAAAATGGACGTTACTCCATTCCATTACGTGTCTGTGTCCGCAATGCTGGCATGGAACATAGTATTTTCGTTTATCTGATAGCTCGAATTGTTGGTTGATCGCCCCATCTCGCGACGTTGGAGTAGAAGCAATTACGATCCGTGCATCTTCCCCGAAAGTGGTTGCTCGTTGTTCCGCTAGCTGGATCGGGTTCCCTTCATCTGATTCATCAGCCGCATCAACTTCATCAAGAATAATCAAAGGCAGTGTCTTACCGCGCAAGTGTGATGGACTGTTCAGCGACATGAAATACATGAATGATCCGTTACGAAGCTGAATAATCGATGAGTTGTTAACAGCATTACGGTCTGATTTGTCGGTGATCATCGCTTTTAATTCTGGCGTAGCCTCTAATACTGGCTTCACCTTACCAGCGATCCAAGAATTTAGTTCTCTAACGTTTGATTGCAACACCCCTATATTCGTAGGGTTACTGGCGATCCTGTGGAAGATAATTCCGTTAAGAATCATAGTCTTACCCAACTGCGCCGAACATTTAAACACAATTTTTCTACGGTCTTCGGTGATCGCGTCCATCATTCCACGTTGGAAGGGATGCAATTTAATTAGAGATCCGGCTTTAACGCCATCGGTAGCCACTACGTTAGCCTCTACCCATTCGCTAGGTTTCATGGCTTTAGGCGGTCGAATTGCAGCAGAGATATTTTTAAGAATCTTTTTTAATTTAGCCTTATTAGAAATCAGTTTCATGTAATTACCCTCATTACGAAATATGAAGGTATTTATTAAGTTGTTGATTTTTTGATAAATACGGGTATTAAGATTTAAGGGGGTTGTATGCTAATTAATCAGCAACAAAGAGATGTATTAGAATTAGCCTTTTCTTGTTGTACCGATCATGAATATCGTTTGCCAGTTAAGCACCATCACAAGAAGACTGATTACACAACATCCGGCTTTAGTCGCGAGGAAGCTAAACAGATTTTAATCGAGTTGTATCGTGATCATGGGTATACCGATATTCATAACTTCTTTAAGAAGCACCGAACATCACAGACAGAGTTTAATAGAGTCCGTGAATGGTTTGATTTTGACATTAAGCGATTCTATCGAGTGGATGACGGTCCAATCTATCGGTTGCAGTGGACACCGATTAGGGAAGTGCTTAAACAGAAGAGATTGAATCATGCCATTACACGCTATCGTAACGTGGCTTTTAAGAAAGGCTATGGTGATACAAGGGAACTATTCGTTGAACTCGCTAACGTGCGATATAGCCACTATTACAGGAATCCTAAAGAGTTCTTCGAAGTGCTGCGCAAGGTTGATATAAGTCGGGGTACATACTATTCACGGTTGAAGAAGTACGGGATTAAGGCAGAGTTCTTTATGTCGGTTGACGATGGAGAACTTTTTCCGATAAAATGTAAGTCCTCTAAATAAAGGTGAACATTCACTTTAATTTGGAGAAATGACTATGACTACTAAAGCTACTCGCGGTCGCCCTGCCCGTTTTAACGCTGAACAGATGGCTGATATTGCCTACGCTTACTATACAGCGGATCGCGGGAAGGAAGCGAAAGAACAGATTCTTAGTGAACATGGGATCTCAATCGCCCAATTCTATAAGAATATGAAGAAGTTAGACATTAAATTCTATGTTCAGATCGGTGATGGTCAGATCGTAGAAGCAACAGGTTTTTGAGTTTTGATTCTCTTTGCCACTCTTCGGAGTGGCTTTTTTTATGCCTATAGAAAACAAAAAAGCCCCGCACTAGGCGAGGCTAAAATCATACTTTGATTCGGACAAACTTGCATCCTAACTCATTTTCAATTCTTCGTTGACGGATCTCGTCTTGCTCTTTCTTGTACTGGTGTTCTGGTTCATCAATTTCATAAGCTATATTATTAACCGGATCATAACCATCAATTCGATAGTTTAACACCCGACACTGGCGAATCAGGTTGATACCTAAAACTTGTTCTATAGTGTTAAGAGCAATCTTTTCGGCAGTAGATAAACCAAAACGTAAGCCGTTATAGCGTTTATACATCGCATCTGCTAATTGTCCACACAGCATATAGTGACACTTTTTTCGATTTTGGGAATCTACATACACAGATTCAACAAAAGCAATTCCTGTATTTTTAGAAACTAACCTAACGTCACGCAAAACATCTTGATGTCTCTTTCCAAATTCTTTAGCCAAATCCAGAGAGCTAATCTGTTCTTTTTCTAATTGTAATGCAGCATTTCCCATAAAGTACCCCTTAAAAGCCCCTGAAATTCAGGGGCAAAAATTATTACAGTCCGAAGACTTCCAGAGAGCCAGCATTCTGACGAATCAGCAAAGCAGTGTTATTAATGATTGCTCGTGAGTTATTCGGCTGTGGCAATTTCAAAGTTGCGGCCTTTTCTTCTTCAAGCAATCCGAGTTTTACGAGATGCGGGATAGCATCAGCAGTGAACTCGATCTGACCGTGTGCCGACATACGAGCGAACATATAGCCAGGAGGAAGCAGATCATAGCCTTTAGGCTTACCAGAAGCATCCAGACGACGCTCAAGAACACCAGCAGCACATAAACCTTTCAGAATCATTTGTACCTTCGTAGAGCCTCGTTTTTCGCCTAATAAGCGGCTAAGACTGTGTGCATCAATAGCTTTACGGATATGAAGATCAACTAATTGTTCTTTTTCTTGAATCAGTTGTTCGTTTGCGGCTTCTAATTCCATTGCCTCACGAATCCAATCGAGCTTAGTCATGTTTGCGTATGGGTTGACTTGCTGAGAACGCAGTTTTTCATTTTCTTCTTTCAGTCGTTTCCATTCCTGAATAACAACCATTCGACGCTTAACATCGTAACCAGTGACAAGAGTCAGAGTCATTTCTTCGTCTAGTTGATATTCGTTTTGTTCGCGTCCGTATTGGTCAAAATAGATGACGCGAAACTTCGCGTGATCTTCATAACCTAGAGCATTCAACATCTTAGTTATATCAACTTTAACTTTGTGGTGTTCTTTTCCGGTAAATTCAGCGATCTGACGAGAAGACATGGTCAGTGGTTTGGTGTTATCAACAACCAGAGACACGGAAGCAGTTTTAACAGCAGTATTCATAGTAGTAACAGTATTCATAGTAAAAATTCCCCTTAAACGGTTTAGTGATTTGGTCCTCCTAGTTCCGGCATCACTACCGGAACAATTTTATTTATAAGAGCTATTTCTTATTACCAATCGATTTCTACCTGATCTTCTTCGTAGTAAGGAATCGCATACTCATAACGCCAGTTTTCGATGATTTCACGTTCTTCATTGGTAAGAAGGTGATTGCTAACTGGAGTCGCATTATGATTACCAGCTTCGAATTGCTCGCGAACTTCCAGCATTGCATGAATACCAGTTAAAGACATAAGGTCAAACGGGATATGCATACTACGTGAGATAGGTTCACGGGAAACGCCCCAATCATTTTCTACATGGCGAGCTTTAACCAAAACGGTTTTACCAATGATTTCTACAGTCCAGTCATACAAGGATTTAGTGATGGTAAATTCTTTCATGTTACATCCTCTTTACAAATCTAGGTCAAATAGGTTCAAAATTGTCAAGTGCGATAATCATAAAAAAGTCAAAAAATTTTGTCAATACCCCTTGACAAGATGCCAAAGGGTTGACCTAACTTACAGCATATCTAAGCCTTCATCGTAACCGTAGAAGCTATTGTGAGAAGAAAAACAGATTGGTGCGTAGTCTTCGTCTTCCTCGTCTTCTTCATCTTGTTCTGGGGCTTCCTGAGCGGTTTCTTTGCCGTAGTTAAACATTGCTTCATCCAGTTCATAGACAGTAACGAAGCTACCTAAATCAATGTCACCTGACCGGACTTCGAAAGGCAGATCATCACGAACAATAATTGCTGGTAGATTCTGGTATTTCAGGCGATCTTCATCGGTGAAGCAGTTAACAACGATGGTAGGACGTTTATTTCTTCCGAAAACATACCATGCACTAGAGAAATGGGATTCATCGGTATTGTAAAGGATGTTATAACCACGTTCACGGAACATCTTCATTAACTTGTCATTGTGAAAGCTATCTGCATCCAGACCCAGAAGGATAAAAGGAGTAGTGGTAGTCATTTTGTGGTTCATAGTGGTAATCCTCAAAAAGAAAGTTAATCAAAGTAATTCTGATATTATTTATAAGAGAAAATTCTTGATGATTTTGGAAGGGATGGATTCAGTCGGGCTAAAGCCCTCCTTCATAGATTTGATTAAAAGACCAGCAAACGTAACTCGGATCTTATAGTTAATATAGTTATCTTTGAAGAAATAATAATCAGGAAGCAATTTCAGCAACCGCAGGTTGCGATCCCGAAGGGATAACCAATACCTTTCTAGAAAGTGATTGTTACTCACTTCGTTCGTTTACTAGAATCAGTTATCATCTAGTATTAAATCCCTTTCTAAGAAAATCCTTTCAAAAGTGAGTGAACGCCGTAGGCGTGAACGTGAGCGAAGCGAACTATCCAATCCCTTTCGAATCCTGCTTGCAGGTCTTAGAAGGTGTTGGTGGGCGCTACGCGCACGGCTACGCCGTATTCTTTTTGCGAGATCTTTCTTGAACGTAGTGAGAGAAAGCGAGCAAAAAGGAGAACGTTAGTTCGAATTTTATATTCTATGGTCTGTTGGGTATAATCCCTTTCAAGATCATACACTTACGTGATTGAAGTGTAGGGTTAGTGTAGGTGTGTAGGTTTCATAGTGTAGGTTTGAGAGTGTTATAGTGTAGGTTTACTGGCTAGTGTAGTGTAGGCCAATCCCTTTAAAGTGTAGGTGTGTAGTGTAGGTTTTCTATCAAAAATTTTGACAAAAATTATTGTATATTATTTAACCAAAAAATCACCAAAAAGCGGCGTAAATTCATGATTTAAAAGAAATTTTCAAAAGATCTCCGTGCCATAATAGGTTATAAAGGTTGATAATCATTATTTGCCATTTTCAAACAAAAATTTTGATACACTTTTCTCGCTTAGATCATTGGTATTGACAAGTGTCAAGAACTATTTTATACTTTTTCTCACTGGTAGGGGTTGAAATTTTCCAAACAATCCACATATAGATGATAAGCATGATTTTTTCGTGTATAAATACATGCATGAAAAATGATTGTTCACTTCTGAAAACCTCCTGACTCACTGTTAACTCATACAGCACTGGTTAGATACACAGTGCTTTTTCGGTTGAATATTGTACGGATTGATTAATTATTAATCTTCTCTTTAGCAATTCGTGCTCCCTCTGATCGGATATACAGTGGTTTTACAGAGTTTTTGAAAATCATTTTTATAAATAGAATTGTTCAGAGCGAAAAGCTCTTTTTAAAAAAATCATTATTCCAGATTTAGGAGGATTCAAGATGGCACGACCTGTTAAGTTCACTCGTGAAATCGTTTTAGAAATGGCAAAGCGTTATTTTGAACTGACACCTGATGTAGTGATGGGTGATTGGTTTAAAGGTGAAGGCATTGATCAATCAACCTTCCATAAACTTTTAAAGAAGTATGAAATTCGCGTAAAGATTACCGCCGAGGTGTGGTAATAACCTTTGACTGAGAATTATATGATGGCTTTAAAAATAAAAAAGCCTCCCTGTTGGCGCAAGGAGGCTTTTGATATGAACAATTAAAACTAACACAGCATTCAGGAGTATTTATAAATGAAAAATTCTAAGCGCATCACCTTCAACCTGTTCATTAAATCCAACGGCAAACTGAACATTACCGTTATGGAAGGTAAAGCAAGCAAACAAGACAAATCCTTTGAAGTAGTATCCGGTAAGACTCTGACCGAAATGCGTCAGAATGCTGGCATCAAAGACGGTGCTGAATGGCAGATCACTAACCGTTTCGACAAACGTCACGTTAAACCTACACTGGTAGAAGGTGAATCCGTTTATTGCTTCGCTCGTGCTGTTAAAGCCGATGAAACTTACTATCTCGCTGTTATTAAAACTGCTTCCGGTTTCCGTGCTGTAATGCATCACAAGAGCAAGCGTAACGAATACGGCGTAGAGACCCAGGAAGTTGCAAAACGCTTCCGTACTGTTGCTACTGAATCCACTGTAAAAGATGTTTCTGGTACTGTTAACACCGCTAAAGGCGGTTCCTTCTACAACCACGCATTACAGGTTACTTCCTCCTTCTTCTGCAAAAAAGAAGCACAGAAAGAAGTTGCTCCGGTAGTAGTTGAAGAAGTTAAAGAAGAAGTAGCAGTGGTTGAATCTTCCGAAGTTGAAGCACTGAAAGCACGCATCGCTGAACTGGAAGCTGAAAACGCATCTCTGAAAGCTGAACTGGCAGCACAGGAAACCACTTTCGAAGTAGCAGCGGTTGAAGTTGAAGCAGTTGAAGAAAAATCCATTGATGAAGAACTGGAAGAACTCCTTAACTATCGCTGGGGTAACGGTGAAGAAGTAGAACAGGAAGAACAGAAAGAAGCTGATCCGGTAGTAGTTCCGGTTGAAGCAGAATCCGCACCAGTTACTAACTTTGAATCCCTGCGCAATAACTTTATGGCTAAATTCAAAACCACTTGGGAAGATACCGAAGAAGAACAAGAAGAGATTGATGTAAACGAAGACGAGATCCGCGAAGCACAGATGGCACTGCATGACGCTATCTATGACACCAACTACAGCGCCTACGCATACGCAGCTTAATAGAGGGGTGAATCTATGATGAATCAAAACAAAGAATTTCTGGGTAACTTGATGTTAGAAATTACCAAAATGAAAGAAAGAATGGTAGCGATGGAATCAGAGATTAAAACTCTTAAAGCTGATAATAAGGCGTTGAGAAAGTCCTTAAAGCTGATTGATGAGACTAATGCTGTTATGATGGATCATGTATTCCCTGAGTGGCGAAATGAAACTAAACCTACACAACATAAGAAACCTACACTTCGAATTGTTGCATAAAAAAGGGACTCCGAAGAGTCCCTAGTAAGTTTAGGTTAGGTTTGCACAACAAAGATGAGGTTATAATGAACATAATGCTACATTATTCTTTAAAGCCAGAAAAATAACCGCCCCCGAAGGGGCGGGAGGATTAATACTCAATCTATACTTGTTATGTTTTTATGTTGTATAGATCACTGACTATGAAAACACTGTACTGGATGTGTTTTATGGCTTTTAATCGGGAATCCTCAAAGAAGATCCCCTGTTAATAACCATAAGGAGAAAAGGCAGATTACACTATTATTTAGTATCCTTTTTACAGCAACTAAAAAGAATAAACAGGATTAAGCATACCCAGCCGTAAGGCGTACCGATTAGAAATTTGAAAAATACCACCAGCGATATAAAAATCAATTTAATGCCAGCGACGATAGTCAAAAACAGCAGAGTAGCAAAGTAGACAAAAAGATCCATAGATAATCCTCTTTGAAAACGACCATCATCTATAGTTCAATTCATCGATTTAATTAATGATACTTGAAAGCGTTACACACAGCAGAAATGCCAATATGTGCCAGTGAATATACGATAGTTAATCCTACAGCCAGATAAATTAAAAATTCAACCATAGGTAAATCCTCAAATAAGAAAAAGGTTAGCGGGGGGTGATTCCCCCCGTAGACGTTGACCATCAACATCTTTCATACATTTATTTATAACGAGTTTTTACGACACATCAAATTCATCGTCTTCTTCTGGTTCTTGTTCCGGTTCATCCATTAATGGTAATTCTTCTTCCTCGTCTTCTCCCAAATCTGCATTTTCGAACAAGTCCCCTACTTCATTTAAACGACGCTCGATGATCTCCCTTAGCTTATTCTTCAATGTTTTCTGGTCAGTGGCAGATTCGAGAATTTCTAAAGCGTCGATTGTGGCGATCTGCAAAATAGTCTGCTTCACTTTTCCGCAATATTCCGCTAGTTGCTGTTCTACATACCCGACCGGAATCAGGAGATTCATTGCTTCCTGGTTCTCTCGTTCGGCTGCGTCCGCTAATGCTCTCTCGCGGCGTAATTTCTCTACGTCAATTTGTTCCTTGACAGTAGTTTCCTTGAGCGGGTTGATGATATTTTTTAATACCCACTCGGTCCCCTCTTTGGCTGGTACGCGTCGTGTATTGGTATTAAATGGCATTCCTCGTTCTTGCCATTTCTTAGCGGCGTTAATTGTATAGCCGTATAAGCGGGAAATTTCTGTAAGGGTTAATTCTTCTTTCATCCGGTTATCCTCCATTAAATTTGCGTAAAATTATTTATCTGATCTGCGCATTCAGGAGAGCGCCTAAAACGCTTTATAACGAAGGGAAAGATCGAGGCGGGGAAAGGGATTGGCTGGTGTTAATAGTCGCGTAGCGACCGCGCTGGTGGGCTGCACTGCACCTGTTTTGAAATCTCACACGCACATCAAAAACCGGGGTGCCGAAAACTCGCTTTATTTCACCCGTGGAACAGTACCTTTTGATTTTGTCAAGTCTTTTTTATAAATAATCGAAAATATTTTTCACACGAGGGCAAATCATGAATACTAAAGATATTAAGATTGACTTTGAAACTGTTGATGACGTTCGGGAACATCGCATTGATTCTACTGGCTGAATCTTCCAGCTTACTAACCCCCCTATTGGATTGATTATCTATGTAGCAGAAGATGACGTGTACGCTATATGGGATGGACAGGATGAGTTTAAAGGCGGGAATAGCCAT